TATATATATTATATCATTATTATTTGAGGTTACAGCATCAACCGCCTTGCCGTAAGTTCTGAAGGCTGTGTCCCATGAAAGACCATCATTTCCGTCTGCGCCTTTTCTGTAATCCACATAGTGCTTGTCACCAGGCCCCGATACTCCGAGCCCATCGGCCAACATACTGCGCGAAACTTGCAATCCTGTATGAAAAAAATCTTTTCTTCCGTGAATCATTGTTTATTCTCCCTGTTCTGTAGGGCTATCGCCCTGGGTAGATTTTTCTTTTATCTCGGTTTCCAGTCTATCTATCTTTTTTGTGTGCCAATTTTGAATGCCCAAGTCTTTGGCCTGTTCCCTGATTGATATTTCTTCCAGGCTTTTCTTTTTTGGTTTTTTGGCCTCGGTCATTTTATGTGGTGAAAAAAACCAGCCTTTGGGCAGACCATTAAATAATTCGCTATTGAAGGTTTCCATCGTGCATTTGATCCCGTCAATAACATGGGTATTGCCTGATTTATAAAGTGTAATTCCCATCTTTTACCTCTTAAATACGGGGCCGTTAAGCCCCGATTTTGTTAATAAGTTACAGCACATCCGCAATTTGAAGGATTGCAAATGGTGATCCCGTACCAGGTGAAAAGTCTGAATCTAAAGGTCATGGTGTCAATCGTTCCGTCATAAACCATGTAAAGATTCAGTCCATTTTTCATGGTGTCGGTAATGACCTTCATGCCGTCATACTGAGAAAAAAGCTCCGCAGGAATCGTTCCGCCGATTACTTCAACCGCCGATTTGTCGAAAAATATATTGGTTTTGTTTGTTGCGTCAATATTTAATCGGGTTACGGTTGCTGCATTCGCAATCTGCACGTTGATATTGGCGTATGCCTTCTGAAGTGCCGACGTTGCGGCATCTACCAGGGATATCGGTTTCGGATACACCTTGATATGCGTTGCGTCTGTCAATTCAATAACCGTAAAAGTCATGGGTTGGCCACTGGCAGTTTTATCAGCAAGGCCGATTGACTGGACAGCCGTCCCAGAATTTTCAAGGGTGAACTTATCCCCCACAGTTAAAAGCGTGGAATCGTTGACAACAAGACTTGCCTCTCTGTAGTCAACATTGGTCACAACCAAAGTTGTGGCATTGACGCTACCGCCGGAAGGCGTAAAAGACTGGTTTCCGGTTATTGTGACAGCCGGATCAGCCGCGCCGGTAATGTTAGGGAGGTATGATCCTGTGTAAAGATCAAATCCGGCCACGTTTGCGCCGATCTGACTTTTACTCCATGCCTCTTCGGGTCGTCCCTGAACAGTCTGACGCGCTGCAAGGTCAGAACTGAAAAGTTTCGCGTCACGGTCATTAATAATGAAATTTCGGCCTTCATCATTGAGCTGTCTTTCTTTCATTATTGCCTGACCCTCGGCAATAAAATCATAGCCGCTCGAAGCGTTAGAACGATAGAAAAGTGACCCCTGTGTTGCAATTGCCGCCGCAATCTCTTTATTTAGCTGTGTCGCCTGTCTGCGACCTGACTGTTTTGCGCGATTTTCCCAAAATCGGGTTGTTCTCTGGTCGTCTGCCCGGACTTCGACGAAATCATTGTTGGGCGTTCCCAGAACTGCCGGATATGTTTCTTCGATAATTCCGGTTTCACCTGCGCTCAAATCCCATCCCGTGATGATGGGCGCATGCTGTTGTACCGGATACCATACAACATTGCCGGAATTCTGCATATCTCCGCCATCCGGCTTGTGAAAATTTGTCAATCCAAGGAGACTATCCTGATGTTCATAAGTGTCTTTGAATTTTTCAAACATTACCTCTGCAATTTTACCTGTTGAATTTGCCATTTTATTTATTCCTTGTTACCAACTTGCAACATCAACCCCGGCTGCCCTGGCTTTTTTCTTTACGTTATAGGCGGCCTGGATATTGCTCTTTCCATGCGCTTCATCGTACGTCTTTTTTAATGCCCGTTCGTTTGCGCTAATCACAGCGTCACCTTTCACATTCTTGCCAGGAGCGGGAGCGTTGCTTGGTTGGTTTATTTTTGTGTTTGTTAATCGTTGTTTTTCCTGTCCTAAAAAAACTGCGGCCTGAATTCCCGAGGGATCAGAAGATAAAAGACCTTGAAATTTTGTTAAAGCGTTTGCATTCCGGCCCAAAAAATACATGACCTTTTCAGAGCCTTCTCCAATGTTTGATATGATCTGATCGACTATTGCATCACCAAAATTGGGTCGGATCGCTTCAACAGCCTGTCTGACCGTCACATCTGCATCTTTAAAGGTGTCGGGTTGTATTCCTGTTTCGGTCAAGAGTTTTTCCGCTCTTGTGTAATGAGCATCCACATGTCGATTGAGGTTTAATTGAGCCTCCTGCTGTTGCGTGTGTTGCTCCTGACTTGTGAGCCTACCATCAAGCTTAGAGTCCATGCGCTTATCAATATATTCATCGAGCGCAACTTCGTAGGCTTCATCAGTTTCAAAATCAACTGCTTGGGGCCTTTTGATTGTGTCAGGAGTAACAGCAGGTCTAACACTCGCCTTTAAATTTTCAACCTCTGCTTTTAATGCGCTAATCTCAGTGTCGCGTTCGCCAATCTTGCCTCGTAATTTTTTCTTAAGGCCGACAAACTTAGCAACCGGAACTTGTTTAGAAGGATCAACATCTTGATCATCCTCCTCAGCTTTCATCCAAGGCTCATCGTCTTTTTTTTCGGGATCATCGGCCTCTATTTCTTCTTGCTGCCCTTCTTCTTTTTCTTGCAAGCCATCGTCTGCCTCCTCGGTTTCAGTCGTTTCTACTATTTCGCCATCTTTAATTTCTTTCTCGGTCATCTGATTTTTCTCCTATCAGCAAGGCGTTATGCTCGCGGTTCGCCGCGCCGTGTGCGTTTAATCGGGTCGCCTCCGCAAATAAAAAAAGCCTATTAAAACGCCGTCACGCTAAAATAGGTGTTTGAATTTCTTTAACTTTCAGCATGTTATCAAGTTGCGCGCCTTTCATTTCAATTTCGTCTTTTGAGATTGCCACGTTTGCCTTTTGCGCTTCAATGATGACCTTCATTCTATCGGTTTGCGCTTTGAAATAATCAATCTGCGTGTTGGCCTTCTCGCTTGCATCTTTCAATTGCATCTCGACACCGGCGCGTTTTTCTTGCATGATGTCAGCCTGACCCTTCAATTCTTCGGCCTTAGCCAAAATCATTGCCGCATCCGGCTGTTGTCCTTGTGCCTGGCTATCTGCCAGCATCTTTTTTTCTTCATCCGTGTCTGGTTTTCGGACACCTTGAATGATTAACTGTTTTCGGGCGTACTCCCGGATATCTTTAAAATCTGTGCCTTGTCTTAATTCAAGAATTTTCAGGCCAAGAATATTTTTCATTGGATCGCCAGGCGGATATTGGTTCATCAACTGCTGCAAATCGCTGATTGTCTGCTCCACCTGTGAGCTATAAGCAGGCCCGATCTGTGGAAAGATTTCAAACTCTGCGCTCCGCAAATCATTAAGAAATACGAGTTCGCCAGTCTCTTCATCCGTCACGGCGTTCATGGTTTCTTCTTCTTTGCGTGTGCCGTCTGGCAATTCAATTGAAACCTTGCGCGGTGTGTCATATATCTCCGAGGCCATACTTGCCCATATGACAGCATCGCGGCGTTTTGCATGCTTAAAATGTTCCTGGTAAACCGTGTCTTGCTTGTCAAGCTGGTTTTGCATGGCAAGCACAGCCTTTCCCGACAAATCAGGATCGGCCACATTCTGCGGGACACCAGGGTTAAGAACTGATTTTACGCTACTTTCCGTAAAAAGGATAGCCGCCTCAATGCCCTGCGGAATCATAGGCTCGGGCGTTGCGCCTACTGGGCCGAGGGGAATATCAGAACCGTCAAGAGCCTTCCAGTTTTGTAAGCGATAGGGCAGATTGCTATCGGCCCCGGTCTGGTTATACATTTGTTCATAACCGGCAAGCTGTTCCTGTAAAAAAATAGGTTTGCTTCTCGGAGTCCGGGCCGCGAAATCCATGAGATACGACCCCATGAAATCTCTAAACCTCTGCGGGTCTTTGGCAAGCTTGACAGCACCATTATAGCATTCCTCGCCCTCTACATACCCGCGCTCACCGTAGACTGGCACCACCGGAATATATTCGCCAGGCAATTCGGTTTCGTCAAGTATTTCTGCGCCTGATACAACATATCGTGTGACCTTCCAAACCTCCACGTCTTTCTCGTCTGTAATTTCCCATCCACCCTCGATCATATCATCCATAACAGCGTTAAGCGCAGACGCTTTCAAGGTCTGACTATCCCCATAAGGATTGGCCATCGTCAAGAGTTTCTCTTTAATCTTTTCGCGATGAAAAAACCTTGAAACGTATACATTGGGAGTTTTTCCGCCGCTTATCCAGGGGAAAGCGTAAGAGATTTCAGGAGTGCTGAACGATGATGGGTTGATTTTGTCGGTATCTTCACCGGTCATTTCCTTGACCAGTTTTTTATAACCATCTTCGGTGTATGCTTCCAAGAT